GCTATCAATAGACAGCTTAATAATCTGTTTAAGGATGACGTGCTCAAGATATGGGACAAGTACAAAACTAAGCCGTATGTCATCAAGTCTAGACAGTATGAAGCTAGGATGAGACGTGCGACCAGCAGAGTACAACGGAGTAAGACTGATATGCTGATTGAGATACTCATGGGAGATGACCCAAGTAAACGCATGAGGTATATCACTGACTGTATAGCTAGTGGGGTTAGACCTGAGTTAGATATATAGGTAGTAAGTAGGAAGTAATATAGCTGTATATATAGCTAGGGGAGACAGGGGGTTATATCTTATATGGGTACTTTAATCACCTGTTTCCTTATTTAACAATAACTTAGCGAGGTATTATGAATATATTTGTATTAGACTATGACCCTGAGGTCTGTGCGCAATATCATTGCGACAAACATGTCGTCAAGATGATACTTGAGACCGCTCAGATGATGTGCACCGTACTCAATGAGGTAGGATACAAGACGCCTTACAAGTCTACACATCCTAAACATCCATGTACGCTGTGGCTTAAGGAGTCTAGGGGTAACTATTTATGGACTAGACAACTAGCTAAGGGACTCAATGCTGAGTACAAGTTACGCTATAACAAGACTGACAATCACAAGTCATGGGACGTTATAGAAAGCTTACCAGCATTACCTGAAGAGTTACCACTGGCTGGTTTAACTAAATTTCCACAAGCTATGCCTGACCAATATAAACACATTAACCCTGTCGTTGCGTATCGTACGTACTACAGACAGGACAAGCGTGACTTTGCTACGTGGAAACTAGCGACACCTATATGGTGGAATGACAACACATACACATACTAACCAACAAAGGAGAAAAACTATGAGTGAACTAACAACAGAAATGCTAGAGGCTGACTCTAAGCCAGCTAATGAGTCACCTGTCGGGTGGAATCCAGTAAGAGAGAGACACTACAAACAATTCTTAAGGACTCTTGACTGGGATGACTTCGGTAAGATTGACGCAGTAAGACGTCACATGTACGAGACTTGGATAACTAAGGGTGTGCATCCTAATGACCTGAAGAAACCATATCACGTCGGTAAAAATGAAAAGGACTATGGGTCTGAGTTTTAAAGTACCCATATAAGATACCAATACACAATTAACCTAAGGAGTATACATGGTAGAGATATTTAAAAACATAAAAGAGTACGCTGATGAGTTAGACCATGAAGCGGAGATGATTCGACTAGGTAAACAGCGAGTCAATAAGCGTAGGGTCTCTCACGTCCAGCGTGAAGAGGAGTCAGTGACCAGCTATGGTAAAGTCATGGTGGCTAATACCATACGACCACTGGCTGAGAAGATACAAGAGTATCTAGAGTCTAATGCTGAAGCTAAGGGTCAGCCTGAGAAAGCTTTTATTAAGCTTCGAGAGATTGAGCCTGAGGTATCAGCCATGATATGTGCTAAGCATGTTATCAATACTATCACTCAGCATAAGCCATTGACGGCTACGAGTATTGCATTGGGTGGTAAGATTGAGACTGAGACATCTCTTAGAAACTTCAAGAACTTAAACCCTGAATTGTTTGACGCAGTTAAGAATGACTTAGACAAACGTTCATGGAACTACGCATACAAGAGACGTAAGCTAAAGGAATCAGCTAAGCGTGACAACGTGGCTATGTGGGAAGAGTGGACTACGGAAGAGAAACTACACACAGGCATGAGACTCATTGAGTTTATGCAGTCAGCTACGGGTATGATTGAGTTTGGACTTGAGGTCATCAATCGTAAGCGTACTAAGATAATCAAGCAGACAGCTAAGACTAGGGAATGGATAAAGAATAGGAATAACTTTAACGAGCTTCTTAATCCTGAGTATCTACCTACTGTTATGCCACCTAAGAACTGGGAGACAGTGACAGGTGGTGGATACTGGACAAAGGAATTACCTGAACTAGACTTAGTCAAACAAAAGAATAAGTTATTCAAGCGTGAGCTAGAGAACTTTGATATGCCTGAAGTATACAACGCAGTTAACCGTATGCAGTCGACTGGCTTCAGGATTAACAAGTTTGTACTAGATGTAATGAAGCACGCTTGGGACAATGGTATCGCTATGGGTGGTATGCCACCAATTAAGAACATGGAGATACCTAACAAGCCACATGACATTGATACCAATGAGGTAGCACGTAAGGAGTGGAAGAAACAAGCTGTCATCTGTCATACAGAGAATAGTCGTATGTTCAGTAAGAGATTACTGTACGCTAAGATACTGTGGGAAGCTGATAAGTTTAAAGATTATGAGAACATATACTTTCCACTTCAACTAGACTTCAGAGGTAGAGCCTATTGTGTACCAGCGTTCCTAAATTATCAGGGAATATCAGGTGCTAAGGCACTGTTAGATTTCTCACATGGTAAAGAGATAACTGAAGACAACAGCGGTGGCTTTTGGTTAGCCGTACACGGTGCTAACGTGTGGGGTAACGATAAGATTACTCTCGAACAGAGAGCAGACTGGTCTATGGACAAGGACAACATGCAAATGTTTCGTCGTATTGTTGAAGACCCTATCGTCAATCGAGAATGGGAAGAAGCTGACTCACCTTTTCAATTCCTCGCTTGGTGTAAAGAGTGGGTTGAGTTTCAAGATACAGGCTACGGCTATGTATCACACTTGCCTGTCTCGATAGACGGTAGCTGTAATGGGTTACAGTTATACTCGCTAATGTTACGTGATGAGACAGCTGGTAAGCTGGTCAATGTTGTCCCTAGTGAAACACCACAGGACATCTACCAGCTTGTCGCTGACTCAGTGATAGAGAAACTGAAACAAGATAAAGCTGAGGGAAAGCCTTATGCACACGCATGGTTAGAGTATGGAATCAAACGTAGTACCACTAAGCGCAGCATTATGACTATATGCTATGGGTCTACGAGATACTCATGCACTGACTTTGTAGTAGAAGACTTGACCAAGCGTAAAGATAAGGGGGAAGACCACCCGTTCAAGACTGATGTATTCAAGCCAGCTATTTATTTAGCTGGAGTGATATGGGATAGCATTGGAGACAATCTAACATCAGCTCGTATGGGCATGGACTACCTACAAAAGATAGCTAAGGTTGTATCCAAAGAGCAATTACCTATACATTGGATAACACCTGTCGGCTTTCCTGTCTATCAATCTTACCCTGAAATGAAGAGCAAGAGAGTCAAGACCATGTTACTCGGAGAGGTTATCAAACCTAGAGTAAACTATGAGACTGACAAGACAGACAAACTACGTATGAGTAATGGTGTTGCACCTAACTTTGTACACTCACTCGACTCAGCAGCTATGATGAGGACTGTTAATATTGCATATGAAAATGGTATAAGAAACTTTTGTAATGTGCATGACAGCTTCGGAACTACAGCTGCAGATGTAGAGATGTTGAGTAGTGCATTGAAGGAAGCATTTATTCAAACGTTTACAGAGACGGATGTACTTAAAGAGTTTAAGGAAGATGTCAAAGCACAACTACCAGTAGAACTACATGAAGAGTTACCTGAAGAATTAGATAAGGGTAACTTGGATATTGAGAAGCTGAGAGAGTGTGACTTCTTCTTTGCATAAACAAAAAAATAGGAGACAAAATGATGGAGTTTAATAACATAATAATAAATGAAATTAGAGAGCAAGATAGCTATTACGACAGGAAAGCTAAGAAGCATAGAAAATATAAGACACCTAAGAAAACAATCACACCTGTGATTAGGGTTAAGTATGCTAATTTAGAAGAGACGTTAAGAGAATTGACTATTGCCTCTGACAGAGTGAAAGAGTACGGCGGTAAACTAGAAGTTAAATTTGAACTGTCTAATGACATTTACTAAAGTACCCATATAAGATAATAAACCATAATCAAGGAGATAAAATGGCACAACAACAAAATGAAAAAGTAGTAACACCTGTTGGCGTCAGTCAATATGCGTGGTTGACACAGCCTGATACTCGTTTTGATGAGAATGGACATTATAAAACTAATCTCATCTTAAAAACTGAGGACGCTGGAGAGTTAATGCAACGCATTGATAAAGCTTTGGAAACTTCTAAGGAAATAGCTCAAGAAAAAGCTAAAGGTAAGAAGATTAAACAAGCTGACGCACCTTACTTTGAAGAAGTAGATGAAGCTGGTAATCCTACTGGTAACACTATCTTTAAATTCAAATGCAAAGCACAGATAGTATCTAAGGACGGAACAATTATACCTAACAAGGTTGCATTGTTTGACGCTAAGGGTACGCCAATGCCTAAAGATGTGAACGTATGGTCAGGCAGTGAGATGAAAGTCTCAGCTGAATTGATACCGTACTACACAGCTATGGTTGGTGCTGGTGTTTCTATGAGATTGAGAGCAGTACAAATAATCAAACTAGTAGAAGGCGGTGGCGGTAATGCTAAAGGCTTTGGGTTTGATGAGACAGATGGCTACGAACATCAGGAGACACAAGTTAAAGATGACATGGAGAGCACGACTGAAACGGAAACCTCTGACTTCTAAAAAAGTCGGACTTGTTTACGGCTTCAGGTCAGGACTTGAAGAACGTATTGCTGGGGAACTTAGAAGTGAGAGTGTTAGTTACGAGTTTGAAGAAACTAAATTAAAATATACTAAACCTGAGAAGCTACATACTTACACACCTGACTTCTATCTTCCTGAGCAAGACATATTCATAGAGACTAAGGGATTGTTTACTACAGCAGATAGACAAAAGATGAAACTAATTAAGGAACAGTATCCTAAACTGGATATCAGATTCTTATTCAGCAATGCTAAAGCCAAGATAAATAAACGGAGTAAGACCACGTATGGTATGTGGTGTGAAAAGTATGGCTTCAAGTATGCTACTAAACATATTCCAAAGGAATGGCTATGCGAAATCAAAGGAAAGAAACCAAGTACATAGTAGTCTGTTGTTCTCACACTGCACCTAATACAGACTGGGGCAGCAGAGAGATGGACATAGAGGGACGCAAGGAAGGGTTACTCGAAGGTGGGTTTCATAAAGTAATAAAGAGAGATGGCACAGTAGAAGACGGTAGAGATATTGATTCAGCTGGTGGCTTCTTACATTACAATATGAACAGAGCCAAACACCAACCAACCAATAAAAATTCTATTGGTATTGTATTGATAGGTGGTGGTGAAGATGATGGTACATCTGATTGCAATTATACTCTCGAACAATTTAAAGCATTGAAGTGGACAGTAGATGATTTGAAGAAACAGTATCCTGATGTCATAGAAGTCATGGGACACAGGGACATCTTCCATACATCTGAGCCTAACTTTAATGTACAAGAGTTACTAAAATAAAATGGAGAAAAAATTTATGGACGCAAATGAAAAAAGAAAATCGAAATACACACAAGTAGTAGTAACACATGAAGTAAAGAGTATGCTAGAAGCTATCACTAAAGAAACATTTAGAAGTGGGTCAGGTGAGGTAGCGTTCTTAGTACACCAAGCTTATAAAAAACTACAAGACAGAAAACCCTACGACTAAAGTACCCCTTTAGACATGAATACAAATGACAGCACATTTCTACACCATGCACCATGTCCATCCTGTGGTTCTAAGGATAACTTAGGCATATATAGTGACGGACACAGTTATTGTTTTGGTTGTGGATATCATACAAATGGAGAATCAATGACAACACCCGAGCTTTCCACCAATAGCACTACTGACTTTGTCAGTGGGACAGTCACCTCTCTTACCAAACGTAAACTAGATGTCGATACGTTACAGAAGTTTAACTATCAAATAGGCACAGCTCATAAGAGACCAGTGCAGATAGCTAACTACTATAACAAAGACCATGAACTAGTAGCTCAGAAGTTACGCTACCCTGATAAAAGTTTTCAGTGGATTGGTGAATCTAAAGACGCTCAGTTATTTGGTCAACATCTATGGCGTGATAAAGGTAAGATGGTTATTGTTACAGAGGGTGAGATTGACGCTCTCTCTGTCTCGAAAGTAAATCAAAATAAATATCCTGTAGTATCAGTTAAGACTGGGGCTAAGGGGGCAAAGCGTGATTTACTTAAAGAGTTAGAATGGCTTGAGGGTTTCGACTCTGTCGTTCTAATGTTTGATAATGATACAGCTGGTAAAGAGGCTGCCACTGAATGTGCAAAAATCTTCTCACCAAACAAGGCAAAGATATGTTCGTTGCCTTTGAAGGACGCAAACGAAATGCTATGTGCTGGTAAATCACAACAGCTTATCGACTGCGTTTGGTCAGCCAAAGCTTATCAGCCCGACGGTATTGTAGCTGGGGCTGACCTTTGGGATGACATACAGAAGGAAGATAATTATGTCACAGTGCAATATCCTTTCGACTGTCTTAACACTAAGACACATGGACTACGCAAGGGAGAACTGGTTACTGTCACTGCTGGTAGTGGTGTAGGTAAGTCTAGTTTCTGTAGACATGTAGCCTTACATTTACTGAAAAATAATTTCAGCGTTGGTTACATAGCACTAGAGGAATCTATCAAGCGTAGTGCACTGGGTATCATGGGAATAGAAATGGGTAAGCCATTACACTTAGACCGCAAAGGTGTCGACGATAAGAAACTTAAAGAAGTATTCGACAGCACTGTGGGTAGTGGTAAGTTTTATTTGTACAATCACTTTGGCTCGACAGCCAGTGACAATTTAATATCTAAGATAAGATACTTAGCTAAAGGGTGCAGCGTTGACTTTGTAATACTCGACCACTTACACATGGCACTGTCAGCTGTGGGTGATGAGACTACAAGTGACGAACGTAAACTTATAGATTATACAGTATCAAAGCTTAGGACTCTAGTAGAAGAGACAGGCATTGGATTAATACTGGTGTCCCACCTTAAGAGACCTGAAGGAAACAAAGGTTATGAGGATGGGGTTGCAGTATCTATGAATAGTTTACGTGGAAGTGCGTCAATCGGTCAGTTATCTGATATGATAATAAGTATGTCTAGAGACTTACAATCAGACAAGAACTTGGCTCAGGTTAACGTGTTGAAGAATAGGTTTAGTGGAGAGACAGGCAAAGCTTGTACACTCTACTATGATTTAGAAACAGGATGTTTACGGGAGACAGATGGAGATGCACAGGACGACTTCTAACGTGGAATATAAAACAGTACAATGGACACAGATAATTATGAGAGCACTCAAAGAGACTGAGGAGACTAATCATATTATTCAAATTCCTGTTGGTACTGAGGTTGCGGAAGGTTTATTAAACATGGCTCTTGACCAACTCGTAGAAGAGGGGGACAACAGAGCATTACAGGTCGAGGTGGTAAAACACCCCGTGCATTAATGGAAAAGAAAAGATACTTACCTAAACTAGATATCATAAAGCGAGAGTTTGTTATGGTGTATTGGTATGACATAGAGTCAGATAGTAACTGGCGTGATATGGATGACCTAATCACAGACGAGCTACCTATATGTATATCTAGTGGATGGTTAATTAAAAAAGATAACAAGGTGACTAGACTAGCTAGTGACTTCAACATTGATAGTGATGGCAAGATAAAAGATGTCGGCAACACTACCATTATTCCTACTTGTGTAATACAAAAAATAATTAAAATAAAATTATGAATAAAAATGACAAGGGTCACTGGGCTGAGCTGTTCGGCAAGGCGTGGTTGATTGAGCGAGGTTACTGGGTATTCACTAACGTTGCACCGCAAGGTGTAATTGATTGTGTTGCTATTAATCAGAAGACACATGAATGTATCTACATTGATTTCAAATGTGCGTCTTACAATCCAAAGGGATGGGTTACTTCACGTATTACTAATGCACTTGGTAATAAGCTTGGGGTAAAAATAGTTTACGTCTGTCCTAAAACTAAAAAGGTTTGGTTCAAGCGTGACCTAAAAGAATATAGAAAACAGTTAAGCAAAGGAGAACATTTTAAATGAAGAGGAGATATGTTTTTGATATAGAGACTGATGGACTCATGGATGAAGCAACTAAGATACATTGTATTATCTTGTATGATATAGACAAAGATGAAATAATACACGTTGATAACTGGGACGCTATTAAGTTAATGAGTCGTGCTAAGTTATTAATTGGACACAACATAGTTAAGTTTGATTTACCTATGTTAAAAAAGTTTTATGACTTTGAACCTAAGGGAGAAATCTTTGACACCATTATCGCTACACGTTTATTATTTCCTGACATTAGAGACGCAGACTTTAAGCGTGGTAATGACTTTCCCACTAAGCTTATAGGCAGACACAGTCTTGAGTCATGGGGACACCGCATTGGTAAATACAAAGCACACATAGAAACAGACTGGAAAACATTTACCCCTGAAATGTTAGAGTACTGTAAGCAAGACGTACATGTTAACGTTGGTTTGTATCGAGCAATAGAAAAGAAAGGTTACTCTAAACAAGCTATGGAACTAGAGCATGACGTAGCTAAGCTTATATTTAAACAAGAACAATATGGCTTTATGTTTGATGAAGACAAAGCCAAAGAACTCTATGGTAAACTAGAAGCTAGACGCTTAGAGATAGAAGAGGAACTACAAGAACTGTTCCCACCTATAATTAAAGAGACAACATTCATACCTAAAGTTAACAACAAGACTAGAGGATATGTTAAGGGTCAACCATTTATTAAGAAGCATGAAGAAACATTTAATCCATCCAGTAGACAACACGTATCACAAAGACTGATAGATAAGTATGACTGGAAACCTGATGAGTATACATCTGATGGTAAACCAAAGGTGGATGACTCAGTACTAAACAGTTTAGATTATCCTGAAGCGAAACTCCTCGCTGAACATTTCCTTTTAGATAAAAGGATTGGTCAGTTAGCTACAGGTAATCAGGCATGGTTGAAGCTTGTTAAAGCTGGCAGACTTCACGGCACTTGCAACACCAACTCGACAGTGACTGCAAGAGCCAGCCATGCCTACCCTAATTTAGCACAAGTACCTAGTACTCATGCACCTTATGGTAAAGAGTGTAGAGAATTATTTACTACACCATTCAATCGTAAGCTAGTGGGTATAGATGTATCAGCATTGGAAGTCAGAATGTTAGCACACTACATGGCTAAGTTTGACAACGGTGCATACACTAAGGTAGTACTTGATGGTGACATACATACAGAGACACAGAAGCTAGCTGGTCTAGACTCAAGAGACTTAGCTAAACGTTTCTATTATTGTTTCTTGTATGGTGGTGGCGTACAGAAGATAGCTGACGTTACTGGTAAGTCAGTCAAGGAAGCTAAGTTAGTCAAGCAAAGATTCTTAAACAACCTACCAGCCTTGAGTAAACTTATCGAAGCTGTACAAAAAGCAGCAGCTAAAGGTTACATCAAAGGTCTTGATGGTAGGAACGTTAAGGTACGCTCAGCACATTCAGCATTGAATACATTACTACAATCAAGTGGTGCACTTGTATGCAAACGTTGGTTGGTTGAGTTTAATAAAAGGATACAAGGATACATGAATGTTAACCAAGTGGTGTGGGTACATGATGAGATACAAGTAGAGTGTGGCTCAGACTGGACAGACATCATAGGTGAGAAAGCTGTTGAAGCTATCGAAGCAACAGGCAAGTACTTTGATTTAAGAATACCACTGACTGGTGAATACAAAGTCGGTAACAACTGGAGCGAAACACATTGACAGAGAGAC